GGTGGGATACGACAAGTGGAACGCCACACAGTGGGCCATCGACTGCACGTCGCTGGGCATGCCGCTCGAGGAGTACGGGCAGACGCTCGGCAACTTCAACCGACCCACGCGGGAACTGGAACGCCTCATCCTGCTCGCGTCGCATCAGGTGAAGAACGGGCAGGAACCCGCTCTCGTCATCGACGCGAACGCCATCACGCTCTTCTGCTTCCGAAACGTCGAGCTAAAGTCGGACTGGAACGGAAACGTCAAGCCGAACAAGTCGGTCGACAAGAAGAAGATCGACGGCGTCATCGCCTGCATCGAGGCGCTCGGTGTGCTGCTGCTCAACCCGCACTATGCCGGAGAACTGCTCACGACGCTCTCTGAATAACACAATGCCGGCCACCTTCCCAGGCAGCCGGCATCGCTTTTAATGTCCAATTTAAAAATTAATTCTCTTAAACTAACTATGAAAAATCCTTGACCGGATAATGTGTCATTTCACGTGGAGCACCTGCCGACGGTTCCCTTTCGGGTTGAAGCTGATGTGCACCCACTTGTAGTCGTGCTCGTCTATCAGCTGGTCATACGGCAGGCTCAGCTTCCTGGCGAGGTCGAACAGCTTCTTGTGCTCGCTCCGGCTCTTGCCAGCCGACTGAAGGTCGGCAGCCTGGCCGCTGAGGTGCTGGCTCCTGGCAACACCGCCGACTGCCCTGTTCAGCTTTGCGCACCTGTAGCCGCTGCTCACGACAATGGGCTTCCCGTAGGCCTCCCTGAGAGGGTCCAGGACGTTCGCAACGAGGGCCGTCAGGTTGGCCTTCACCTTGCTGTCTGGTGTATTGTCTATCCCCTTCCTGATGGCTGTCGCGCTGTGCGTCAGCTCGTCCATGGTAAAGTACTTCATGCTTCTTCCTCCTCTCTGTGCAGCTCGACGGATGTCTCGCCGTGCTGGAATTTCAATTCGTAGCCGAGCTCAAGCGCGCGGAACCCGTAGAGCAATGTCGGGAAGGCTATCAGCTCGCCGACGGCGGTCAGCACGCTGCCGTCTATGACTCCCGTGGGAGGCACGAAGAAACCGCCGATGATGAGCGCAGTCGAAATAACAAAGCACAGCACGAAGGTCAACCGGCACAGGCAGCACTTCTCATTCTTGCTGACGCTCTTGAAATCTTTAATTCCACACATATTCTCTACCTCCTCTTCCTGACGTATGTATTATAGCGGATAGTGGTGTAGGGGCAGAAGGACACGGCCTTCACCTTGTAGCCCTTCGTGCCCCATTTCCACAAAAGGAATTTTCTCTTATATTCTTTCTCCACTGCAAGGGCCAGACTGTCACGCAATTGAATTAACAAAAAAGAGTCTACAGGATTATATTTAAGGTCCAGCCACGCATCCTTAAACGTCAGCAGGGAGTCCGCACCGGATTTAGAGTCCGACCGGCCTTTTGAGGCGTCGGTAGAGTTTGCTGCGACCGTGTCGCGGCTCAAAACAACCTTCGCCGCCGTCTCTGTCCCTATTTTCTGATAACTCTCTATCGCCTGGATCTTGGCGTCCATGTCCTTCAGCAGCTGCTTGTCTTCTTTCGTCAGCGCCTCTTTCACTCTCTCCACCTCGACGATCTTCTGTGTGATCATCTCCACGGTGTCACGGATGGTGTCACGCTGCAGCGGGGTGTACTGCTGCGCATGGGCAAGTTCCTGGCGCAGCTTCTCATTCTCGGCCTTCAGACTCCGGTCACAACTGCAGGCCAGCACGGCCACCAGCACCCACAGGCCTAACATGACCAGATACGGCCAATATTTCTTCCAGATATTCTTCATAGTCCTCACTTTTGCGTTTCGTCATCTTCCTGCTGGTTGTTGCTGCCGTTCTTGCCAGGGTTAGGCTGCTGTTGTGCCTGGGTGGCGTTCAGCGGCTTGTCGATGGGCACGAGGTTCGACTGGATGAACGGCTGGTCGCCTTTCTCAACGGGCTCATAGTCCAACTGCCTGCGAATGTCGTTAGTGGTCAGCACGCCGAGGTTGAACATCTTCGTGTAGTATTCAGCCTGCGCGTTCTTGTCGGTCCTGAGCATCACGCTGGTGTCGAAGCTCACGTCGTACTTGAACTTCTCGCTGGGCAGGAACAGCTTGCGCTCGAACTCCAGCTCTATCTTCTCAAGCATAGGCTGCAGCGTGTCGGTGAGGAAAGCCAGCTGGCTCGCCTCGATGCTGCTGTAGCTCTGCGTGCTCATGTCGTAGGCCTTCTGAGGCGACACGCCGAAGAACCGGCAGATGTCCATCACACTGTACTGGCGCGTCTCCAGCAGCTGGGCGTCGGCAGGGTTCACGCCGATGGCCTTGTAGTCCATGTCGGCCTCGAGCAACGCCACGCTGTTCGACGTACCCTGGGCCATCTTCGCGCGCCACTGGCTCATGAAGTCGTCCTTCTGCTTCTGCGTCAGTACGTGGTTAACGGTCACCACGCCGCTGAGGCTGGCACCGCTCTCGAAGAAGTCGCGGGCGTGCGTCTCACTGTCATAGGCAAGGCTCAGCGTGTCCTCGGCATAGCGGATGGTGCTGATGCCGTGCTCGCCGTCATGGCTGAAGTTCACCACGTGTATCATGTCGCAGGGCTCTATCCACCCATAGCGGGCATGAGCGTAGGCAACGATGTGACGCCAGTCGTCGTCCACGATGGTCACCGTGTCCGGATGGAGGAACTCAAGCTCGATGGCGTTGCCCTCCCGGTCGCGCTTGATGTGCACGTATGCGTTGCCCCTCAGAAGCATCGAAACGACGATGGACTTCATCATCTGGAAACGCGACATGTACTTCGACGGCTCCTTATTCACCAGCCAGTAGGCCGTGTGCGTCGTCGCCAGCTTCTTGTAGCCCCTGCTGTTCACCCTCAGGATCTGAACGGGCAGCTGCGCAACGGCATCACTCATGCACTGCACGCACCTGTACACCGTCGACAGCCGCATGCTGAGGCTTTCCGTATATCTCGAGCCGAGGTTGCCGAGCAGAACACTCGTCCCGCTCGCGTCGCGCTTCTCTTTGCGCCTGCCAAATAGTCTGTCTAAAAAACCCATATCGTCAACTATATGTACCCGAAAACGTCGGTTTTTACCCGTAAAACGCCGAATTTTTGTAGGAAAACGTCGAATTTAGGCCCCAAAAACGTCGATTTTCGCCTTCTAACTTTTTATATATAAACACCCCCGCCGTTAATAACAAGGGCGCCCTATCCTCACAGACCGGGCGCCCACACCTCAAGAAAACAATGTTGCTCCCCAAACAGGGAGAACAAAGAAGGGTGTCCTATCCTCACAGACCGGGCACCCGGTTTCGATTATGATTAAAAAGAAAACAAATTCTATCCGGCAAAACTCCGGTGTGATCTGACGATGATCCTCACATCCGCAAGTATCGTCAGCATGTTCTCGGCACCTGAGCAGCCTATCCACCTCCCGTCCGGCCGGTACACGTCCGTCCGCTTCCACTCACCGGTGTAGTCCGTCACTGCCACATACCCGCCGTCCTCCCACACTACCTGATGAAACAAATCCACCACCATTCCCAAATTTCCCATTTTCATTCCCATTTTCCCGTTTCCATTACTATTTAGTGCGTAATTTTTTACATTTTCACCCTCAAAAAATTCCCCGTCCGTGAAAAGAAAGGTTTTGAGCGGTTGTACGTCGTCGAACTCCAAAATCCGAGGCCTATGGGGCAGTGCCCTGGCTTGCCCCATGGGGGTGCTTGCGGGTGAGGTAGTCGAGCCCGTCGAGCAATGACTGCTGCAGGTTCTTCTTCCCGTGCAGTGCCATCACTGCCCTTTCGTCCACTGTGCCTGTGCAGATGAGATTGTACACCGTGACAGGGTGCTGCTGTCCCTGACGATGGAGGCGGGCGTTCGCCTGTTGATATAGTTCCAGGTTCCACCCTGTGCCGTACCACACGATGTAATGTCCTCCCGCTTGCATGTTCAGACCGAAGGCCGTCGATGCAGGGTGGGCAAGCAGCACGTCGATCTCTCCCCGGTTCCAGGACTGCAGCGTACTGTCGTCCTGATACACCGACACCCTGTAGCCCTTGAGCTTTGACTGGATGCGGGGGATGTCGTGCTGATACTGGTAGAACACCAGCACGGGCGACCCTGCTGCCTCAACGAGCTCGCACAGCCTGGCCAGCTTCTCGTCATGCACCTCGTACACGTTGTGGTCTGCGTCATATATTGCCCCGTTGCTATACTGCGAGAGTTTGTTCATGAGTGCTGCTGCCGATGTCGCCAGCACGTTCGCCTTCTCTCCGGTGTGCTCCTCCTGGAACTCCATCACCCTGTCCCTCTCGAATTTGTTGTAGGCTGCCATCGTGGCGGGAGACAGCTGCACCTTCTCGTCGTAGATGAGTAGATCCGGCAGGGTGAGGTAGTCCTTCGCCTGCATGCTCAGACAGATGTCCGCAATTTTTTTACGGATGACCTCTTCCATGCCTTTCTTGATGGTGCACCTCACGACGATGCCGTTGTAGCGGAATTGCTCGAAGTAGGTGTCGCGGTACTTGGTCACCCTGTTGCCCAGCCGTGCGCCCATGTCGATGCAGTACATTTGTGCCCACAGGTCTATGAGTCCGTTAGGCGCGGGAGTACCGGTCAGACCTACCACCCGCCGGAACAGGGGAGTGACGATGCGCATGGCGCGGAACCGCTTCGACTTGGGTGTCTTGAACGACGTAAGTTCGTCAATCACCAGCATGTCGAACGGTAGCTTCCCGTTGTAGTATCCAACCAGCCACACGAAGGAGTCGCGACCTATCACATAAACGTCGGCCTCCTCATGGAGTGCTGCGATGCGCTGCTTCTCGGTGCCCATCACCTTCGACACCACCAGCGACAGGTGGCTCCACTTGTCGGCCTCAGCCGTCCAGGTCGACTCGGCCACCTTCTTCGGTGCAACGATGAGAACCTTGCCGACTTCCGCGTCGTCGATGAGTCGCTGGATGGCCGTCAGCGTCACGACTGTCTTGCCGAGTCCCATGTCGAGGAACAGGGCGCAGCGCTCGTGGCCCATCACCCAGTCGAGTGCCGTCTTTTGATACTCGTACGGTTTGTATATCATAGCTGCTTGATGAATTTGTCG